GGAAAGGAAAATACAATGGAGGTGTGTTACTATGGCGTATGATCAAGATGGTGAAGCTAAACGTAAGGTAGGAACATATTATCCAGACATAGGGATGGTTTACACAGAGGTAGTTTCCGATGAAGGCAAAGGAATGGATAATGTCAGAAAAAAAAGAAGGCGCTCAAATAATTCAAGGGCCGTGGCCAAAGGCAAAAAGAAAAGTAAAACTGCCTGAAGAAGATGCTATTGAGATACAGGAAAAACTTGCTTTTGCTGATGATCTTACAGAGAGCTTAATGGTGCAACTAATTCACACTATGCATGAAAATGGTTTTCATGTAAATGATATGTCTTTTGTACAAAGCATGGGATTTGTAATAGAAACAGTGAAGGCAAGTATATATAAAGAGTTGTCCTTAAATCATCCAATGTTGCGAATTATGAATACCTTGTCTCAGGTAACAGTTGCTCCAGATGAAACTATGTACAGTGAAGTAGATATTGAAAGACTTAATGATATTGCTGAAATTTTGAAAGAGGATGATGATCCCCCCAAAGTATCATAGACCATTTAGTCCCATGATTATGGAATCTACTGTTCCAGATAAGTTTGTTAGTATTGTTAATGATACTGCTGATAAAGTTCTTAATAGTGAAACAGCAAGTATGGAATGGGATTGGTCACATAAGTTAGTTGGTAAAGTAAGTAAAGAAGTTCAAATACCTGTCAGAGATAAGACTAACAGAGAACTTTTGTTTTCTACCATGAAAGGGGCCTGTGTAGACTACCTAAAGGAGACTATAAAGAGCAATACAGCATATGGGTGGAAAAAGATTGCTGGTGATGCTGTACCTACTATGGACAACATACATATGGCTCATAGTTGGGTAGTTAGTCAATATGCAGGCGAGTATAATCCTTGGCATCATCACAGTGGAGATTTCTCTGCTGTTATCTATCTCAAACTACCGCCAAAGATGAATGAAGAGATAGAAAATGAATGGAAAGATCACTATCCAGCCAGTGGACTTATAGAGTTTATGTTTGGTGAGAATCAGGGATTTAGAAGTGACAATTTGAAATTTAAACCAGAAGTTGGTAAGTTATTAGTGTTTCCATCATGGTTAAAACACTTTGTATATCCCTTTACTAGTGAAGGTGAAAGAAGGAGTATGAGTTTTAACGCTCATATGTATGTACCACAATGATTTTAGTAGATATGAATCAAATATCAGTTGCAAGTGTAATGATGCATTTGCATATGAGTAAAAATACAATACCAGATGATTATATGGTACGTCATATGATTCTTAATTCTTTACGTATGTATCGTACAAGATTTTCTTCAGAGTTTGGAGAACTGGTATTGTGTTATGACTCCAAACATTATTGGAGAAGGGATTATTTTCCAGAGTATAAAGCTAATCGTAGGAAGGACAGGAAAGAATCTGATAAAGATTGGGACGCTATTTTTGAATGTCTAAATACCATTAAGGAAGAAATCAGAACCAATATGCCATATAAATTTTTAGAGGTATATGGTGCTGAGGCTGATGATATAATTGCTACAATATGTTCTGAATATGCAGAAGAAATTATGATTTTATCTGGTGACAAAGATTTCATACAACTACAAAGATTTCCTAACGTGAAACAATATAGTCCTATTACTAAGAAAATGGTTAATGGTGCTAACCCTGTCGGATATCTTAAAGAACATGTGTTTAGAGGCGATTCAAGTGATGGAGTACCTAATGTACTTTCGCCTGATAACACATTCACGGATGGTCTTAGACAACATCCTTTAACAAAGAAAAAGATTGCTGCTTGGGTGGATCATAATTTTGAGGATGTTGCACCAAATGATGAAGTGAAAAGAAACTTTCAACGGAATCAAAAATTGATTGATCTAACATACACACCACCTGAGATATGTGATGAGATTTTAGAAACATATCGTGATGCCCCATTAGGGGATCGTAGTAAATTATTAAATTATTTTATACAAAAAAGGTTGAAGAACCTTACTGAATCTATAGGAGATTTTTAATGGCATTTGACACTTACACCCCACTATTTTCTGAAATTTTAACTAAATTAGGAAAAATTAAATCCAAGAAGGATAAGGTTTATTATTTGAAAGAACACAATACTGATTCTCTCAGACATATAATCAAATCTTCCTTTGATCCCAAAATAAAATGGCAATTACCAGCTGGTGAAGTGCCGTATATAATTAATGAAGCTCCAGAAGGAACAGAACATAATAATCTATCTTATGAAGCAAGGAAACTCTATCATTTTATTGAAGGGGGCAATCCTTCACTTTCACAGAATAAACGTGAGGCGATGTTTGTTCAAATGTTAGAAGGATTACATCCAGATGAAGCTGACATTCTTGTTGCCGCTAAAGATAAACAGTTGCATCAGAAGTATAAAGGACTTTCTGCAAATGTAGTAAAAGAAGCATTCGATTGGGATGATGATTATATGTTAATTGAACATGCCACATATCCACAAGCGCCTGGCGCTGCAAATGGCTAATGCCCCTTATAGTAAGTGACAGTGCATGGCATGTGACTATATCTATGATGAAGAACTTGGTGACAAAGAAGAAGGATTTGAACCTGGCACTAGATGGGAAGATATTCCAGATGATTGGTATTGCCCTGATTGTGGTGCAGAGAAAGAAATGTTTATGGAAATGGAAGACTAATGCTTATAGAGGATGATGTCAAACTAGACTATTCCGATGTATTAATTCGCCCCAAGAGATCGACTCTCACATCCAGATTTGATGTTGAGCTGGAAAGAACTTATACCTTTTATCACAGTAAAAAAGAATGGGCTGGCGTTCCTATTATGACTAGTAATATGGATACTGTTGGTACATTTGAGATGCATGAAGAATTGAGTCATCATGGCATGGTGACTTGTATTGCTAGACACTATAACAAAGACGGTATGTCTTGGCACTTAGCAGAACGGAGAAACAAGCTTTGTGTCATGTCTGGTATATCAGACAAAGAGATACTTGAATTAGTGGGAGTTATTAATACATACAAAGATGTATCATTTGTTGGTCTTGACGTTGCAAATGGGTATACCATCAATTTTGTAGAATCTGTAAAACAGTTAAGGTCATTGCTTCCAGACGCAACAATCATAGCAGGGAATGTATCAACAGCAGATATGACAGCAGAGTTGATTCTTGCTGGTGTGGATATTGTTAAAGTAGGAGTTGGGCCTGGGTCTGTATGTACTACTCGCATCAAAACAGGAATAGGTTATCCTCAATTGAGTGCTGTAATTGAGTGTGCTGACGCTGCTCATGGAGTAGGAGGGCACATCATTGCAGATGGTGGATGTAACTCTTCTGGTGATATAGTAAAGGCTTTTGCAGCTGGTGCTGATTTTGTTATGATAGGTGGTATGCTTGCCGGACACGATGAGTGTGATGGTGAGTTGATATTTAAAGATGATCATCCAGATCCAGTAGGTATGAGTTTTTACGGTATGGCATCCAAAACTGCTATGGACAGACATGGACATCCCAATAGAGAGTATAGAGGTGAAGAAGGTAAAACTGTTACGGTTCCCTATCGTGGAGCTGTAAGAGATACCGTTGTAGATATTCTTAGTGGTGTTCGATCTGCTTGTACATATGTGGGTGCAGAACGTCTAAAGGACTTGACAAAATGTGCTACATTTGTTAGAGTTAATAGTACCCATAACAGAGTATATGAATAGTGTCTTTAACAAGAAAACGAGTAATAGTAGATCGAACTGGTGACAGTCCATATATGATTCGATATCATTTGATTTTTAGAGAAAAGTCGGATCATTTAGAAGACAATGTAACCGTTCCTTTCAATGCATATTTGCATAAAATTCTATTATCTGATGAACCTATATTGCATGATCATCCTTGGAATTGGGGTACATTTATTATCAGTGGGGGATATTATGAGCATACACCAGAAGGTACTTTTTGGAGAGGGCCCGGTTCTTGGAGAACTCAAATATCTACTGACCTTCATTGGTTGGAATTAAAGAATAATAAACCCTGTTGGACTCTATTTTGGCATGGAGCTAGACAAAGAACTTGGGGGTTTCAGACTTCAGATGGTTGGACGGATTATCGAACTTTTTTACAGAATCGTTTAGAATCAAAGAGTTAACTGCTACGATTTTACTTGACAAAACTTGTTTTGCCTTGTATACTATAGTTACAATAAAGAATTAAGGAGAGTTTTTTGAAGGGTTAGTTTTGAAAGAGTACAGAGAAAGGGTTCGATTCCCTTTGTTGAAAATCTCTCAACCCCTGGCGGTTTAGTTGTATTCGAGTAAAATAGTGAAGGTTCGATTCCTTCTAACGTGATGTTCTTGGTAATATTCAAAAAACTTTCCTTTAGCCCCTTGACAAACAACTAAAGAGAACGAAAATGACAGTTTATGTATCTGAAAAATCTGAGGATGTTTTATCTGGTGTCGAAAAGATGAAAGATGCTATGATTAAATCTTATAAAGAGTTTATGCCTCCTGAGAAATCTGAAATTACTGCAAAGATGTATGAGGAATTTGTAGAAACTCTCATTGCTAAGAAAGGTAATAAATACGTTAAGATTAGTGCTGGTGGTTCTACTAAAGCCTTTGTCGTTGCAACCGATAAGGATAAGAAGTTCAAGTTGGGAGATATTCTGATGGCTGCTGGATACTCTGCTCCTGCTAGAAATAAGGCAAGGGGAAATGTCATAAAAGGTGGTTATCCAGTAAGATGGACTGGGCCCCTTTATCTTGTAGGCCCTACTGGTTATTCATTCAAGGAAACAGCTGGGTTTTAAATGATTGTAAATATCAAAGGTTCTACCAAAAAGATTAGAGCTCTAGTTGAATCTGCAGCTTGGTATTATGCTGAGAAGTTGATGAGTAAGAGATTGTATAAGACTCTTGAATTAAATATAAAGTTAGTTCGTAATCTGAGTAAGAAAGAAGGTGCAGAAGGACTTTGCATCTGGGATGAATGGGAAACTGCAAAGACTCCTAGAGGTTATTCGATTGATTTGGATTCTGCTGTTAGTTTGAGAAACTTACTTATCAACCTTGCCCATGAGATGGTTCATGTGAAACAGTGGGCAAAGGGTGAGATGTATGAGTATTCAAGAAGCCCTAGTTTAGTAAGATTCAAGAAAAGTGTTTATGATATCGATGATTTGGATTATTATGACTATCCTTGGGAGATCGAAGCGTTTGGTCGCCAGGAAGGACTTTTCTTACGAATGTGTGAAGAAGATAATTTAACTGAAACTATAGAGGTAATGGAATAATGAGAAAAATGGATGATGGAAATTTAGTTCCTTTTGATGGTCAAGATAAAGATAGGTTTGATTGGATTGTTAAAAATGAAGGCAAACAGGCTGCTCTTGATGAGTTAGAAACAATGAGAATGATGGCCAGAGATCCAGATGTTTGTTGGCTCTCACAGTATGCATATACTTCTTGTGAAATGCTTACAGGGAAATCTCATTATACTTCATTTTATAAATGGAAAGAAGATATGAGGGATTATATTCTTGGCCCACAATTAGAATTGTCACTGAAAATTAAAAAAGAAATATGGGTAGATGCATAATGAGAAGACACCTTGAAATATCCCTCATGAAAAAGGATCAACCATCTATTGATGGTCTGACCAGACCAGCTGGGGAAATAGAACTTCGTGAATTTGAAGGCGGAGAATGGTTAGGTGGCTCTTAT